ATGAATCCGCCTAGTAAAAAAGAACAGGCTAAAATGTCAGAACAAGAACTTGATATGATAGCACAACTTGAAGAAGGATATAGCCATTTAGGCAAGTTACAGATACGTGCAATGCAAAAGTTTTTTGAACGTGTAGTTGCTGAGTGTGCAAGTTATGTACAGGTTAAAAAAGCAGACAGACAACCACGTCCAACAAAACAAAAGACACCAGCACAGTTGGTAAGAAAGTTCAAGTATCTTAAGAAATTTGAAGAACTAGGACTTGCGAGTGTTAGTGCAGAGAAAATGGTAAATGGCAGTGAAGCATGGCTTTATAATACCAAAACACGTAAACTAATCTATGTTATTGCTGATGAGGTTATTAAAACCTACAGTATAAAAAGCAACAGTGTAATTGGTTTTGATCCAAACAAAAGTGTACAAAAAACACTGCGTAAACCTGTAGAACAAATCAAAGAACTAATGAAAGGCGGCAAGCCTAACAATAGAAAACAGTTCGCTGGTATTAAGGCTACTGAAATAAAGTACAATGGTAGAGGTAACGAACACGTTGTTATACTCAAGGCATGGTAATTTGCATAAATACTATCATAGGATGGTATTATGGCAGAAGCACAACAAACACTTGATCAAACATTAGAAACTAAGAAGCAAGAAACATTCGACTATGTAAAGTTGCAGTTAGGCGAAGGCATAATTGACACAGAACTTGATGCTAGTCATTATGAGGCTGCTTATCAAAGAACAATTGGTACATATAGACAACGAGCAGAAAATGCTTTTGAAGAAAGTTATACCTTTCTTACACTAGCAGATGACACAAACATCTATACACTACCAAGAGAAATTAAAACTGTTAGACAAGTGTATAGACGTACCATTGGTTTTGATAATGGCGGAGAAGGTACTGCATTTGAACCATTTAGTGCAGCGGCATTAAACACCTATTTGCTTAACGGAAACCAAATGGGTGGACTTGCAACATACGATTTCTATGCACAGTATGTTGAACTAACTGCTAAGATGTTTGGTGGCTTTCTCAATTACAATTATAATAGTGCAACCAATCAATTAACACTGATGCGTGATATCAAAGGGTCTGGTGAAACTGTCTTACTTTGGTGTTATAATCTGCGTCCCGAAGTACAACTATTAAGTGACTTCTCTACTATGCAATGGATAAGAGATTACATGGTTGGTAATTGTAAACTAATCATTGGAGAAGCAAGAGAAAAGTTTGCAACTATTGCAGGCCCACAAGGTGGTACTGCTCTAAACGGTGCACAAATGAAAGCCGAAGGTAATGCTATCATGGATGCAAAAATTGAAGAACTTAAACTTTATGTAGATGGGTCACAACCATTGATGTGGGTTATTGGCTAATGCGTGTCGAAGAATTTGTTACTAAGCCTGAGATTGTCAACGAACACGAAATGGTGTTTAGTAGATCAGGTAGTAAACTAAAAACAAAATGGCGTTGCACCAGTGGTACAAGACGAGGTCGTGTAGTAGGCAATGCCAAAGACTGTGATGCACCTATCGATCAACGTAAGCGAGCACAAATGAAAGTGACTCGTAAGACTAAAAGCAAAGTCGCCGCAAGAAAAGCAAAGAAGACCAAAAGAGTAAATCCAGCAAGTAGACTATTAGGCATGCTGAACAAACTGCGTAAAGGCAGTGTAAGTGCTGGTGGCAAAGTTCAAAAAGCATACAAGCCACCAAAGACAAATCTAAAAGGCACAGTTGGAACAAGAAAAACTGTAAAGCCAAGAAAATAGGTTGACATTAAGTAATATTTTGTTATAATACTAACATGGATATTATGATAGATATAGAAACTGTAGGTACTGGTCCTGATGCCTGTATTCTTACAATAGCGGCCCAAACCTTTGATCCACTTAGTGTTGGTTACCAAAAACAAGATTACTATGCAAGAGTTGATGTCGACAGTCAGCCAGACAGAGAAGTTGATGATGCAACTGTTGAATGGTGGGCAACACAACCCAAGGAAGCACAAGATGAGGCATTTGGTGAAGAGGGAAGAATATCACTAAAGCAAGCACTTGAGGAACTGAGCAAGTTGTGTTTTCATTGTAAACTAACTTGGGCTAATGGTACAACCTTTGATATGGTCATACTAGAAAATGCATTCAAACAACTTGGATTACCTATACCGTGGCAATTTTGGAATGTAAGAGATGCAAGAACTGTTTATAGTTTGTATCCAGACTTGCCTAAGCCACGTGCAAGTCACCATGCATTAGAAGATTGTAGAAGACAGATTGATTTACTACAACAAACACTTAAACACCTAAGGGTAGCAGGACTAAAATGATAATTGGTATCTGTGGTTTGATAGGTTCGGGCAAAGGCTCAGTAGGCGACATACTTGTTGAACAGGGATATACAAAGGTAAGTTTTGCTGACAAACTCAAAGATGGTGTTGCAACCATTTTTGGTTATGATAGATCTATGCTTGAAGGTGACACTGATGAGAGTAGATCTTGGCGTGAACAAACAGATGAATTTTGGTCAAAAGAAACTGGTAGAATAATTACACCAAGAATCGTATTACAAGAATTTGGTACTGATTGTATGCGAGATGGTTACTATGATGGTGTATGGGTAAGTTTATTAAAGCAACAGATACTAGAAAACCCAGGCGATTACGTTATACCCGACGTAAGATTTCGCAATGAACAAGATATGATTAGAGAATTAGGCGGTGAAATTTGGCGTGTACAACGTGGCGATGTGCCTGAATGGTATGGGTGTGCAATGTTAGATAACACAACAGGTAGTAACCTAATGGAATCATACGACATACATTCTAGTGAATACAAGTGGATCGATCTCAACCACAAGTTTAATACTACTATCTACAACAACAGCACACTTGATCAACTAAAACAATTAGTCCACAACGAGATCGCCAACCCTCCAAGGTAAGTCTAGCCTTGTAATCTCTACACTACAATTCAAGCAAACACTTCTAAGGTTTGCAAGATTTGTATTTTTAAGATTCCCATCTATATGATATACTAATATTTGTGCCCCGCTCTTAGCAACAAATCTGCAACGGTCACATGTTTTTTTCTTTTTGTAACCATCAAGTTGCCAACGCGGAACTGGCGTTTTTGCCTTGCGATTCTTACGTGTACAACTGTCGCATCTTGTGCGATAATGTTTCTTTCCTTCGTTGATATAGTTTATTGCTACAAAACGGCGGTTACATGCATTACAAATAGGTCTGTCCATACGGATATTTAGTAAAGCAAACCTTTGCAAAGGGCAGTGTTTACGGCATTATTTGGTAGATTCTTATAAATATCATTAAGAGATTATATTTTAAAGGAAGTGAAAAACATGGCACTAACATCACCAGGCGTAGAAGTTACAGTAATAGACGAAAGTAATTATCTTCCAGCCGCAACTAATTCCGTACCGTTTATTTTGTTAGCAACTGCACAAAATAAAGTAAGTGGCGCAGGTGTAGGCGTAGCTGCAGGAACAACTGCAGCAAATGCAAACAAACCTTATCTAATAACATCGCAGAGAGACTTAGCGGCCACATTTGGAACTCCGTTCTTTTATAGTACTGCCGCTGGCACCAGTATAAACGGATACGAACTAAACGAATATGGGTTACTTGCAGCCTACAGTACATTAGGAGTAAGCAACAGAGCATACGTACAAAGAGCAGACATTGATCTTAGTGCTCTTACTGCTACGTTAGTACGTCCAACTGGCGATCCTGCAGACGGTGTATACTGGTTTGATACAGGTGTTAGCACATTTGGTGCTTTTGAATGGTCAGCAACTACAGAAACGTTTACTGCTAAAACAGCAATAGTGATTACATCAGTGGCAGATTTAGTTGGCGGTGTCGCAAGTGGAGTCCCGTTAGATTCAGTTGGTAGCATAGGGGATTATGCAGTTAACACAACAAATACAAATAATCCTGTATACTTTAAGACACCTGGAAACACTGCAGCCGGTCTTACAGCAAATACATGGGTGTTAATTGGAAGCGATGAATGGAAGAATTCATGGCCGACTGTTATTGGAACTGCAACCAATCCAGTATTAACAACTGCTCAAACTATTATATTAAACGATGTTACTGTTACACTTAATGGAACTACAGTTGCATCAATGGCATCTGATATTAATACTGCTTCAATTCCAGGTATTTTAGCAACAGTAGCAAACGGAAAACTACAGATATTTGTTGACTCAGCAGGATCAAATGATGGTTCAACGGATGATGGTAATGGTATTATGATGGTTGAGGCCGGAGCAACAGGCACATTATTAGCAGATTTAGGAATCGCTGCAAGTGGAGACAAGCCATATTATGCACCAGGTCTAAGTCAAGGTTACAACTATAACAACCCACCTTGGGGATCAACAAATCAAGAACCACATCCATCAGGATCAGTTTGGTTCAAACTAAACAATGTGAACTCAGGTGCAAATCTAGTTGTTAAGCAATATGATGTAGCAACTGATACATTCACTACATTAAGCACACCAGTTTATGCTAATGATCAAAGTGCATTAAAGGCATTAGATCCAGCAGGTGGTGGAGTAAACATTGCAGCCGGTGCACTTTATGTACAAAATAATGTACAAGAGAACAACACATATACTTTTAAATTCTTTGACAGATTTGCAACTGGTGCTACATTGGTTACAGGAACAGACACTGCTCCAGTATTTGTTAATGCAGAAACATTTACAATACAAGCAAGTCAAAAGAACAGTAACGTACTAACAACTGCGGTTACAGCTACATTGGCAGGAACAACTGCATCAGACTTTGTTGCAGCCTTTACAGGAGCAAATGTAGCAAATACAACTGCAAGAGTATTAGCAAGTGGTGCAGTACAAATTGAGCATACACTAGGTGGTACACTTGTACTTAAAGACACAAGTGGTACACCATTAGTAGATGCAGGTATTACTACTGCAATTACAACTGGTCAAGTTAGAGCAGGTAATAACACCGATATTATTGCAAGTAACTGGATTCCATTGGGATTTGGAACAACTCCAGTTTACACTGCAAGTTCAACCGCACCAAGTATTGATCCAGCAGATGGAACATCCTGGTACTATAGTGCAACGGGTGATTGTGATATTATGATCCAAAGTGGCGGCACATGGAAAGGTTACCAAAATGTAACTACTGACCAACGTGGTTTTCCTTTATCTACAACTAGTCCAAATGGCCCAATTGTAAGTTCTACTGCTCCAACAAAGCAAAGTGATGATAGTGCCTTGGTATATGGTGACATATGGGTTTCAACCGCAGACTTAGACAATTATCCACAAATTTACAGATGGCAAAGTGTTACTAGTGTGGATCAATGGGTATTATTAGACAATACAGATCAAACAACACAAAATGGAATACTATTTGCTGACATGCGTTGGGCAGGTAATGGAACAACTGATCCAATTACAGGCGACATTCCAACAATTAAGAGTTTGTTAACAAGTGACTATGTAGACTTAGACAAGCCAGATCCTACACTTTATCCGGAAGGAATGCTTGTATGGAACATGAGACGTAGTGGTTTTAACGTTAAAAGTTTCCAAGTTGATTACTTTAATGCAACTGACTTTCCGTTTGCTACGTATGGCGCATTGCCTACAGTAACAGATGCTTGGGTAACAGCAAGTGGGCTACAGTCAGATGGTTCAATGTTTGCAGGTAGAAAAGCAGTCAGAAATATGGTTGTAGGAGCATTAAAAGCATCAGTAGACGGAACACAAGAGCTTCGTGAAGAGCAAAAGATATACAACTTGTTATGTTGCCCTAACTATGAGGAATTAGCAAGTAACTTAGTTGCACTTAATAATGAGCGTAACAACACTGGCTTTATCCTAAGTGATGCTCCAATGCGTTTAGCAGATAATGCAACTGACATTACAAACTATGCAACAAATGCAAATGGTGATGGCTTAACTACTGCTGATCCATACTTTGGTGTATTTTATCCAAGTTGTCAAACAACTGATCTAAGTGGAACAGTTGTGGTTGCTCCAGCAACACACATGATGTTAAGAACAGTTGTGCGTTCAGATGATGTTGCGTTTCCTTGGTTAGCACCAGCAGGTACTAGACGTGGTACAGTTGATAATGCTAGTCAGTTAGGATATGTAGATGCAACAACAGGTGAGTTTACACAAACTGCTGTAAGACAAGGGTTAAGAGATACACTTTACGAGAACAACATTAACCCAATTACATTTATTCCTGGATCAGGCATACTTAACTATGGTAACAAAACTACGTTCACAGGTAGTTCACTAGACAGAATCAACGTTGCAAGACTTGTTGCATTTATTAGAGGAAGACTAGAAACTATTGGTAAGAATTTTGTGTTTGAACCAAACGATACTACAACACGTGATGAAATCAAGAACAGCATTGAGAGCTTGATGATTGATCTTGTAGCAAAGCGTGGTATATATGACTACTTGGTAGTATGTGATGAATCAAACAACACACCAACAAGAATAGATGCTAACGAGCTATATGTTGATGTTGCAATTGAGCCAGTTAAGGCAGTTGAATTCATCTACATACCAGTAAGAATTAAGAACACAGGCGAGATAGCAGCCGGTAACGTAGCCAGCTCAGCCGCAGTTTAAAGCACTTAAAATAAAGGAAAATGAGGTTTAGGCCTCATTTTTTTGTGGCCAATTTATGATAAATAATATTGTAATAAGGAGAATTTTAAAATGGCCGTATCATCGCTAACAAGAATGACAGTTCCTTTGGCATCAGACCAATCAAGTCCAACTCAAGGACTGTTAATGCCAAAACTAAAATATCGCTACCGGGTGGTATTTGAAAATCTTGGCGTGTCTACACCTAGAACTGAACTTACCAAACAGGTAATGACTTTTACTAGACCAACTATAAACTTTGAAGAAATTGAAGTACCAATCTACAACAGTAGAATTTATCTTGCTGGACGTCAAACATGGGACGCCGTATCAGCAACATTTAGAGATGACGCTGGCGGAAACGTAAGTAGACTAATTGGTGAGCAAATACAAAAGCAAATGGATACACTAGAGCAAGCATCAGCTAGTTCAGGTATCGACTACAAGTTTACAACACGTTGTGAAGTATTAGATGGTGGTAACGGAACAAGCACACCAAACGTACTTGAGACATGGGAACTATATGGTTGCTTTTTAGTAAATGCAAACTATGGTGATTTAGATTATGGATCAAACGATCCAGTAACTATTGAAACATCAATACGTTATGACAACGCAGTACAGACACCACTTGGAACAGGAATCGGAGCAACAGTAGGAAGAACACTGGGTGACGTCGTAACTGGCTAATTAAGTTAGAGGAGTAACTTATGGCTTTCGGTGAAGACTTTCTCAAAGGATTCTTTGGTAACGATTTCTTAAAAGACTATACACATGCGAGTAAGACTTTCCGTAGCAATAACGGAGCTCTTTCTCCACGTCGTAAATTTCTATTTCATGTTGTATTCAATCTAAACGTACAACAGATTCCACAACTTGCAAATGTATTTCAAGTTAACGATTTAAGTAATCTTAACCTGCTTGTCAAAGAAATTAAACTTCCATCATATAAGTTTTCAGTTGAAACAATGAACCAATACAACAGAAAACGTAAGGTTCAGACACAGATAGATTACGATCCAATCACATGTATAATGCATGATGATACTAGCGATCTAAGTAGAACACTATGGTACAACTATTATTCATACTATTATAAGGATGCAAGTCAAAAGTATTTTGATGCCGCAGTAACAAATGGAAGCCTTGGACCAAATGCACAAGGAGTTGATCCAGGTGCAGCATTTCCTTATGGCTTTAGAGACATATACACTCAGGATAGAGAAATCAACGACTGGGGGTATATTGGTGAAAGTTATATGGATGGTGCTAGAGCAGGAAAACCTGCATTCTTCCGTGACATTACTATATTTGGTATGAATGATCATAAATGGGCAGCCTACACTCTGGTTAATCCTATTATTAGTAGTTTTGAACACGACACGTACAACTATTCAGAAGGTGCAGGTATTATGCAAAATACTTTTACCTTTGATTATGAAACAGTTAAGTATTATCATGGAGCATTAACTGGCGGTAAACCAGATGGTGCTATTCCAAGTTTTGCAAATCCAGCAAACTACGACACAATTACATCACCATTGTCAAGGCCAGGAAGTGCTGGAACAATATTTGGACAAGGTGGATTGGTTGATGCCGCTGGTGGTATAATAACTGATTTGAGTGCTGGTAACCTAGCAGGAGTTGTTGGAGCAATACAGAAAGGTGGCACTGCCTACGAAACATTTAAAGGCAGAGATCTACAGGCAATATTAAAAACAGAATCAGAGAATATAGCACGTTCTCAGATAAAACAAGACTTGCCTGGTGCGGCTCGTGGTGTACTTTTTCCAAAGGCATCTATAGCACAGGATGTTGGTAGTAAAGCTCCAGCAGGACTTAAACCTATACCTACAACTGTTGAAGCGAGACCATATACGAACCTAACTAAACCAGTAACCATTCCAGATCAAACTAAAACGAGTTAATAATGCCCACAGTAAACTATACAAACCCAGATACAGATCCCACAGTAAGATTGTTTGATGAGTTTTACAAACGTGAACTTGTTATTGATTCAAATGTATACGATACTGCATTGAGTTTTTTTACAAATATATTTGCTGATGGTGATGCAGCTAAGAATTTTACACTGAGTGTTTTTACTATCAGTGAAGATAGTGGTACTCCTGTTGAAACTCTTCTAAGCGAATTAAGCAAACAAAATAAAATTCAAATAACTGCTACACTGGCATATTATTTAAATAACCAACGTAGCAATGCCACACTGCTTGGTATTACCAATACTCCTATTCCTAATCAATATACTGCTCGAAACATACTCATATAGGTGAGTTATGTCAAAGTTTCAACAAGGCACCTACACAGTAATGAATCCGCAAAAGTATGCCGGCAAAGGTGCTCCAAAGTTTCGTAGCGGATGGGAACTGGCATTTATGCGATTCTGTGATAGCAACGATCATATTATAACATGGTCAAGTGAATCTCTTGCAATACCTTATAGGAACCCAATGACTGGAAAACCAACAAGATATATTCCAGACTTTCTAATACAATACAGAAATAAAAACAATCAAGT